TATATTTTTCCTTCTTTCTTTAATCTTTCCCACTTGTCATGAACATAACTATTACCCCCGTGTTTGCAATAATAGTCATATAGTTCATAACTTCTCATTTTTTGCTCTGTTGAAATTGTTTTTTTATCTGCAAGTTCCATCAAGCTTATTAAATCTGTTTTTATACTTGACAGATTGTTTTTTGATGTTTCTTTTTTTAAATCAGATACTTCTTTTTTTATTGGTTCTAATTTTTCATCAATTACAGTTGTTATTCCACTAATTGTGGTTTTCTTTAAATATGTTATGCTTCCTAGCAACGCGACAATGAAAGCTAAGGTTTTTGCGATTTCACCTAATGTTAAATTTTCCATATTATTTATCCCCTTTTATATTGTTTCTAAATCAGATTCTTCTTCATCTGACTGGACGCGTTGCTTTGTAAACGTAAGTGTTCCTCCGCTGATTACAAGCCCGACAGGAGCATTATTTGTAGCATTTGATATCGCACTTGATGCTTTATAAATGCATCTTACACAATTGTCTGTTGCTTTGGCTGTCATCACATTAACTGTAACTCCTCCATCACCACTTCCTAGTATATATCCACCATTTTGTCTAGCTGTTAATTGTAAATTTGTTACAGTAATTTTATTAATATTTGTCATAAGTTTTGGAGTATAAATATTAAAATAAATTTCTGTTTTTCCACTGGTTATGTACGCCCCTGGTATTATTGCTTGCATGCTTGGAATTTGTAATGTATCTCCAGATTTATAGAAAATAGCATCTAAAATATTTACTGGATTTTGTCTATTTGTATCTGCAACAAGTAAATTACCATTAACTTGGAAATCATGTTCTCCTGCTTCAAATGTTGGTATACCTCGAATAATATTTTGTTGATCTTCTTTTTTTGATAGCTTGTCCTCTATATCTATAAAGAATATTTTTTCTTGATTATAAGGCAGGGTATCTGTCAGTTTTTTATTAGTTATTGTTATTTTATGATTAGTGCTATCAAGAGTATAATCGCTTGTTGTCAAAGTTCTCAGTGTACCTGATACACCCGCTTTATATTTAATAATCGGTGCATTCGCCGTAGTGTCAAATGTTGCTTGATAGTATGTAATATCTGCGGTTAAATAAATGTTTGAACTAGTTGGATCTTCTCTTTTGAATTTGAAAGAATTAATCGCAACTGGTTGATAGTTTATTAATGTTTTTGTGATTATATATTCTTTTGTGTTATTTCTACTATCAATTACTTTTATCTTAAATACATTACTCGATTGAATATCAAATGTATATTCATATGGTGATGAATTTTTAGATATTTCATTTGCACCATTTGTTAAAATAACGTTTTTTATTGTTGCTCCTTTTAATGCTGACGGTGTTACACTAACTTTAATTTGTGATGCATTTTCAACAATTGAACTTACAGAAGTGATTAATGCAGATACTTTCGCATTTTCTTCTGTTAAAGTGTATGTTGCGCTTGGTTCTGCATTTACAATTGTCATTGTTTTTGCGACGGAATTAAAGCCTAGTTTTGTTGAACCATTATAAGTATCAACTCCAACATTACAACGATATTTACTTTGTTTATTACAAGCCTTTCTCATTGCTGTTTTTTCGGCATCTGTGAATGTCCAGACATATGGACTACTTACATCTTGATTTCGATAAAATTGATATACTAATACATCTTTGTCATCATATATATTTATGTAAGGCTTTGTAATAAATCCACCTGGGTTAGAAAAAGTCACCGTTGGTGTTGTTTCATCTGTAAAATCAGTTGCGTTGTTAATAGTAGCAAGTCTATCAATTTTTGGGATTTCAACAGTTGCACTTAATTTTTTGTTAAAACCAAACCACTTATTATAAGCTGTAGCTTCAAGATAAATTGATTTGTTACCATCAGAATTGTGAATCACTGTGTTAGATCCATCAATTATAACCTCGTCTTCAAACGTCCATTTACCGCTTCCACTTCTTTCATCACAGTATGTACAAGTAAATTTGTATCCTGTTCCTGAACCAGAACCTTTTAACACTTCAGAACGTAGTCTTGTTTGAACCTGCGTTGAATTATTTGTTATACTTTGTTTGTTATATTTTGCCTCAAGATAAAATCTTACACTAAACGAACCAGATGTGAATGTTGAATAGTCAATTTCTTGCCAGTTTTTTGTTAATTTTGCCATTTTATTCACCTCCAACATAGAACCATCCGGTTCTTTTCTCTCCATCTATTTCAAATCTTTCTTGTCTATGATAACCAGCTGTAAAATAATCAGTTATTGTTAAATCATTCATTCTTGATACTGATTTTTTTAAGTTTTCATCATAACCTACATAAAAAGCTTCTGTATCGCCACTTTTGATTGCAAATCTATCATTATTCATAATAGTTTTAATTGCACTTGTGTTTGTAGAAACTGCAATACCATTGACATCAATTGTTACAAGTTGATTTTTAAGTGTATCCACTTGTTTATTTTGCAAATCTTCTATTTGCTCATTAAATTCAACAGTCAATGAGTTTTTTGTGTGTTGTATTTCACTTGACACTTCCTCTTTTAAAGCATAATTGTTACTCATTGTTTCATTTGTTTCTTGAACTCTTTGAATTATTGAATTGTTGGTTATTTCTTGCTTAGCAAAATTTTCATTTATATTTCTTATTTGTTTTTCGTTTTCATCCTTTGAAACGTATATTTCATTCAACGCATTATCTCTATAATAATAAAAATCACTTAATTCAGTAAAAGTGATATGGTTTATTCCTCGATATGCGTTTGGTAGATCAGTCTTACCTAAATCTATCTCTTCAGGTTCTGCAACCTCATATAATACTTCTACATTATGAGTAGATAACCATGTTTTAAATGCATCAACAGTATCACAATCCAAATAACTTATAATAATAGTGTTTGTGTATGCACTATATATACCAGTTGCAACATCAAATTTATCCGAACCTATTTCGGTAAAGTGAGAGCAATACGCTCTATCGTGTTTACCAATCGTTTGCCCCATTTTTAGAGCAAAAGTATGTGTTTTATTTGAATATAATGTCCAGTTCTCACTACCGTTCAATATTACTTTATCAATTCTTTTAGTAAGCAAAGCCTCTCCATTTGTAATGTTAACTTCATCTTTTATTCCATTTGGTAGACTGCATAATTCATTACCTTGTAAATTAATTGTTAGTGAATTTGATTTGTATTCTTCCCATGCGTCAGTAGATTTTTTTGTTATTCTAAAATCAGTTATAACTACTTGTTCTGTTTCGCCATCTGTGTATCTATTTCCATACAAGTTTACTACACTATCTAAGTCTTTTTGTTGTATAGTAGCGCTTGCCCCAAAATACCATAGCCTTCCACTTCCTGCCAAATATATATATTTATTTGCTGCAGAAGTTGTTGTGGCATTTAACCAAACAACATCTCCGACTTTAAGATTTGGTGCGAGTTGTGAAAGTGTCATGTTTGTAGTTGTTACACCATTGCTACCGCTTCCCATTACTGGCATTGTTATCGTTTTTCCGTCATCTGTTACTACAATTTTTGCTGACGAAGGAATTTTACTAGCATTAAACAAATTCTTCCCAGTCACTGTTGCACTAATTTCTGTATGTTCGTATGGAACATAATCAGTCGCTACCGTGCCTTTTTCAAGTTGAAATCTCAAATTCAAATTTGTAGTAGCACTTGTAGGTCTAAATTTTATATATTTAGTGTCTTTATTTGTAGTGAGATGACTTGATAATGTTATTTGTTTGTTTGTAGTTAAATTATAACTAAAATCTGCTTTATATTCATATATATTTATACTATCAGTATAATCAATAGAACTAAATTTATAGTTAGTTAATTCTTCGACAGGTATATAATTTTTACTTCTAACATAACTGTTGTTCTCAAAATTTTCTCCAGTATTACCATTGATTATGCCTAACTCAAATATTCCATCAAACAAATTCTTTCTTCCAACACTCTCTATTGGGCTTGGAAAATCTGGGCTAGGGCTTACTCCATAGGGTTCATATTCTCCTATCGTATCAAGTGTATATGAACCTTTGACAACCATTAATCTATATTCAAATTCAACTTTATAACCTTTTGGTACGGAAACAAAGTTTCTAAAGTCCATAGTTGAACTATCAAAATTTGTTTTTGTTAATATTTGAAAAACTGCCTTTTCTGTTTCTTTAAATATCGTCAACTCATAATTTTGTACACTTTGCCAAACGCTGTTTTTTGCTGTTTCGCATAGTTGTAAATAGGGTGAGGTACTACTTGAACCCGACATTGTTAGATTTCTAACTTCTACAAGAATACTATACATCGTATTCACTTCTAGTTTGTCAATTGTATTTCTTTTTGTCATTTGATTTGCAAATATAGAGCCAGTCCCGCTAGTGTTATCAACTGACACTTTGCACCAACCATTACTTTCTGGGGTTGTATTTGTTATGATATTCCAAAAAGTAGTATCTGTCGTTGGTGTTGCATTACCTTGCTTTGTGAACAAATTCTTCCCACTTCTAGTTGTTTGTGTGCTTTTTCCATACGTTTTCTGCCACATAATCGACTTTTCTGCGGCATCATATATTGTTGCACTCTTAACTCCTTTTTGTGCTGCTATCGGGCTTGTATCGTTCTCTAAATCCTCGATTTTTTTTGTCACGCTGCTTTTTATACTCTCTAAATTTAAATTTAGATTAGCTATAGAAGTTTTATTTTCATCATTTTCTTCTAATAACAAATCAATTTGCATATTGGATTCATCTAAAATGGATTTTATTCTTCTTATTTTTTGGGAATTTGACAATCTTTCTACCAAAGAAGTTTGTTGATTTGTTTTTAATGAGCAATCATATTCTCCATAAAAGCCATTTCCCCATTGCCATGACATCTGAGCGAAAGATTTAATATTTCCATATGTCAATCTATCTCCTGCATCAACTGATGGATCACCCCATATTCTTGCTTTTAGGCTTTGATATGTTAATCCATTTAGCGATTGAAATATATTGTTAACTTCTTCTTGTGTACAGGAAAAAGGAGAGTATTGTGACAAGCAAATACACTCCCCTGTATTATTTCCCTTTTCAAATTTTTGTGTTGCATTCTCAAAAATAACTTTGGTAATTATTTTTTGATCATCATACGAATAATCTCCTATCATTTCGTTAGGAAGGATTATGTTCTCATTGGTATTCAATTCCTTTATTTTAAGCTTATTATATCTTGTTATTTTTGCGTTTCCAGCTGCACGTTCAGCAATACATCTTACATATTCCAAAGCCTCAATAGTATTATCATAGGTATTTACAATGACATCTCCATTGATTATCGAAGAGTTTTCTAGTTCAACGCCACAATAATTGCATATTGATTGCAATAATGCAAATCTTGTACATGGCACCATTGAACTAGCATCATACTTTTTATGAAACTTGTCCATGTAGTCATGCAAAATATATTTTGTATAATAATCGTTTGAATTGTCTTTTTCTACAATCATGTATGTCCCAAGTGCTAATGTTTCTGGTGTTTCAATATGCAATGTTGAGCTTAATGATACCTCGGTAAATTCCTCGGTAAATTGATTGCTAAGTTCTAATTGTATTTCTCTTGCAACCGCATTACCAATTGAAATGCTCTCGACTTCAAAAATTTTATCATCATATTTAATAGCTTTTACAAAAGAAGGATCTACAGTCTTATTATTTATAATTACAGATATTGTTTGTTCGATATCGGGATTATAAATATTTTCTTTGTATGAACTCGTTGTTGTACACGCCATTATTGACCACTCACTTTCTTTTTTTGGCTACATGTGAAAGATACTTTCCATCTTGTTTTTTCTGATGATTCTTTTTGGTCGGTTGAAATCATATCACAACTTCTCTTTGCACATCTGAAATCAGCAGTTAAGGTCTTTTTCCCTAGTATAGGACACTTAATCGTTAATGGCATTGGATTTATCCAGGTTAATTCTATTAAATCCTCAGCTTCTTGTTCAGTTAAATAGTCAAAAGAAAAAGAGCATTTAACAAGCCCTTTCGCAAGTGTCTTATCTATTAATGAGGCGTTAGATTGCGATCTATAACTATCTAAATCTATATCCTCTATATCAATTTTAAAAGAAGAAGGACTCTTCTGCAGAGCCCCATTAAATTTCCACACCATAATTACATCTCCTCAAAAACTTTCACGCCACGTTTTATTTTTCTATTAGCGTAATCAATTGCTCCCTGATAGAAATTATCTCCGGCAACATCAATTCTAAGTGTATCTATTCTAGTTCCGCCAAAAGCATCATATTCACTTAAGACTGCTCTAAATGCATCTTTCATCATAGAAATTGGTGAAACTATTTCCGGGTTATTTCTTGCATTGGCATATTCACCAATTTCTGCTATAACTGGTTCTTTAGCAACATGTCCAGATTTTAATCTAGGAAGTTTAATCTGACTTGATTCTTTAAGATTAAGTCCCCATTTTTTGCCTCCAACGACGGGAACCCAATCCGGTATATCAAACTTAATTTTATTCAATGCTCTTTTGACTGCATTAAATCCAGTTATAACAGCATTACACATGTTTTCTACACCCGCTAAAATTAAATTAATTGGTGTTTTGATTATAGAAGACATTGTATTCCATACGCCTTTAAAAATTGTTTTTACACCATTCCATGCTTTCTTCCAATCGCCTGTAAATACACCCGAAACAAATTTTGCTATTCCCCTAATAATATCTGTTACTCCACCAATTGTTTTTGATAATCCTTCTATCACAGGCTCAAGAACATTTTTTATATTTTTCACAATTTGATCAATAACTGGTTTAGCAACTTTCCATATATCCCCAATAGCGATCACTATATCGTCGATCGCCGGTAATATTTTTTCATCTATTACTGGTTTTAAGTATTTGTCATACATTTTTAAAATCCAGTCAGCAACATCTTCGACATATCCAAATAGATCTTTTATTATTCCAAAAACTACACTTAGTGCTTCTTGGAAAGAATCACTCATTACCCATTTTTTCAATGAATCACTTATAGACAAAGCAAATTTTTGGATATCTTTAAATATATTACATATACTCTGAATTATTGATGTTCCATTACCAGCGTTGTCCCATGCTCTTTTTAGAGCTTTTGCTATCTCGCCAACTATATTAAATACATCAGTGAAAAATAATATAAAGTTTCCTACTATCTCTTCTCCTGTTCCATTTGTCCATACTTCAAACATAGAATCAAAAACAGTTTTACCTAACTCCTTTAAACCATTGAATGCATTTACTGCACTATCAATAAATCCTTGTCCATAGTTTGACCAGGCATCTTTAAAAGGTTGAAATATATCTAATGCCAGTTTTTTTAATCGTTCAAAGTACTTTTTAAGTTTTTCAAGCCCCTTTGTATCAACTTCAGGAGATGATATTTTAGGTGTATCACTTCCTGATGATCCAGAGGATGAGCTTGTCAAATTATTTATATCATCAATTGAAGATAATTGTTTATTTGCATTTGCTGCTTTCTTTGCTGAACTAGATTGCTTATCTAAAGCTTTAGCATTCGCTCTAGCAACCAAATCAATACCTGTCAACATTTTTACAAATGCGGCCGCATATGAGGTCACTTTAGCAAATAGGCTCGCTATATATTCTAATATTGGTGCAAGTAAACTGCCTAAAGCGTTCCATGAATTTTGTATACTATCATTTAATTGAGTATCAAAGCTCAAATATGCTTGTGCTGCCTTACTAATTGCTGTAAAAGCGGTTCTAATACTTAAAAGCCCCAATGCAAAGTTTTTAATTGATTTTATCCCTTTTCCAAAAGAACTACTTAATTCACTTCCTAAGCCTCTCCCTTTACTTTTTGATTTTTCCGATTCTTTTCCTACTCCTCTAATCTTATTTATCAATTCTTTAACCCTATTTATAGGTGAAGAAAGAGAATCTTTTATATTCAAAAACGAATGCTTCACTATCTTTCCTGCATTCTTTGCAACGTTTCCGACCTTTGTAAATTCATTTATTATTGGATAAATTTTTGCTTTAAAGTTGTCTGCCTTTACATCTAATGAATCTTGAATTTTTTCTTTAACATAATTGAATCCCGCTCCAAATTCTTGAACTTTAAGTTTAGCTTGTCCAAAAACAGACTCTGTATCATTAAATCTCGACTTAATTGCATCGCATGCCATTTGAACCTTTGGATATATTGTTGTTATTTGTTCACCCAACATTCTTATTTGTTCTTGTACTGAGGCAGTATCAAACGTTACCTTTGGTGTTGATTGTGCTGTTGGCATCGATACATTGTTTGAAGACTTTGATTGATTCCATGAATCTGCAAGTTTTCTCATTTCATTTTTATATGAATCGATTTCGGCTTTATTTACGATCTTAAAATCGGCTTTCTTTTCTAAAGTCTTTTTTAATTTTTCAGTTGTTTCAAATGCCTCTTTCAGTTTCTTTTGAAAATCTCCAACTTTATTTGAATCAAATGAAAAAGAGTTAATACCATCGATATTAACCTTTACTTTTTTTACTGCTTGTTCAACCTTATTCATCCCATTACTCATTGCTTCTGTATTCAATGAGTCAGTAATTGTACTTAATTTTTTCTTTGTTGAATTTATAAATTTTCTGAATTCATTTTCAGCATCTTTAAGTTGTGCTTCAACTTGTATTTCTATTCTTTTTAATACTTGACTATCCATAGTGCACCTCCTTCCTATTTCATGCTTCGGAGTATAGCAATTTGTTCTTCTGGCGTTTGTTGATGAGGAATTAACTCTTTTTCAAACAGGTTTTTGAATGTATCTGTTATTAAATCTATATTTTTAGGTTTTGCACTTAAACCAGATATAATTTTTCGGCCAAACTTTTCAAATAAAATGATTTGCTGTTTATAATCACTTATTTCTCTTTCATTATTTGCTGTTGCAAATTTATAAAGTTGTATATAAGTACATTCCAAAAATTCGGATGGTTTCATTCCAAACTTGTAACAAATCGGCTCAATTTCATTAATTAGATCTATAAAATCTAACCCTGGTACCCTCTGAATTCTTCTTCTGCTAACTTGTCTATGTATTTCTGAGCAGAGGCTTTCATTAACTCTTCCATATCGATATTTGAAGTCGGATCCTCTATTTGAGCATTCAATTCCTTCGCTGTCATTTTCTTGTTGAAAAAACCCATTTCATTTGTAACCTCAATAACTTCTTTGTAAATTTCTGAATAACTCTTCTGTTCTGTTTCTTTTAGTTCATCTATAAAGTCATAAACGTTATTTATTGACGTAAATGCAGCTTTTTTGTCTTCGTCTTCGGCAAAAGCCTTTATTATTTCAGCAAGTACCTTGATATCACAATTCTTCAAGCCTTGAAACATGACGTCATTTAAGTTTTTGCCTTTTAGTTTTTCGGTCAATTCTATAACCTTTCTTGTTCTTGGAACTAGGTTTATTTCTTTATCTTTATATTTCATTTTCATACTAATTCTTCCTTTCTTTTTTAAAAAAAAATAAGGGAGGATTTTGTTCAATCCTCCCCTTAATTATGTCATTTTTATCCTGTAGGATTTGCAACAGGAAAGCCTTTAGTCTCACTTACTGCACTACTTCTATATATTGTTAAATTCTCTTTTAGCATATCATCGATGGCAATAGTATCTAGCCCTAAATCACATGCTCCAGTAAAATTAAACACAATTGGTTTATTTGCCGTTGATGCTGTCGAATCAGGCAATTTTATAAACCAATAATATTCACTATCACTATCAGATTTACCTTTTAATGTGTCATGTTGTTTTTCTGTAAATAGTATAGGTATAGTTAACGTTTCTGCTTTTCTGCTACCTTTTGCTTGCTGTTCCTCTTCTAAATCAAGCGCGTTATAAGTGATTGCTTCTTTCGCACTTTTTAATGGAGGTATTTCTTGAACATAAGCAACTTGAGTTCTTTCACCAGTCAAGGATTCAGCAACCCACAAAGTACTTAATGTACTTACTTTTGGTTTTTGACCTTCATTCATCTATAATCACTCCTTTATTTAATTCTTTCGAAGGAATTTGTTATTCCATTGTAGTTCACTTCATATACTCCCCCATAACGGTGTTTACGAGTAGTTTCATCATACATATCTATTGGAGAAGACGTTAATTGTATATTGTAGTCACGCAAAATTTTATTTGCTTTTTCAAAAAGATTCATTGATAAATATTTTGAATCAGACCACCATTCAACAGTAATTGAAAATTTTGTTAGAATTGGGAAATTATCCTCTAATTTTCTTATAATCTTAGTAGGATTACTCACTATTCCGATTGGAAAAGTTTCTTCAACATCAGGATTATTTAATCCAACATTTCCAATATCTTCAATTATTTCTACAATTAATTTTGTAAAATCAGCTATTGATAATTCAGATAATTTATCCATTTTTCTTCATCCCTTCTATGATTTTTCTAACTATATTCTCTTCTAATTCAGCTGCGGTTGGTCGCATAAAAGGTTGAGGCTCAGTAGGAAACATAATATAAAAAAGTTCTCCATTGATGTTAATGAGTCTTTCTGGACTGAATTCTGCACCTCTACTATCTGCTACGGCTTTAGGTAAAAACCAATATCTGTAACCACTTTCTTTAAATGTTTTTGTATGTCCGATATGATCAAGTTCAGCTCTTGTACCTGTGCCATATTCAAGAAACAAAGCATAATCAAAGTCAGTATACAAACGTGCTTTGATTTTATTGCCTTCCTCTTTAATTTCATAAGGAATTAATTTTTCACTCTTTGTTCCTCTCTTTTTCTTTAGTGCTAATTCTTGTGCATATTTCATTACGTTTTCAACCGATAAAAATAAGTCTTCTCTTAAGCTGTCAAACATCTTTTTATCAGAAGCCTCACAATTGATTTTAATATTAAACATAATACTTATTCTCCGTGATATATATCACATGTAAATGTTGTTGATTTCCCAATTTTAGGATTAGATATAACTCTATATTTAGGAGGAATAGTCGTATATCTTCCTTCTACTGGAAGCTCTTCTAGGGAAATTCCATCATTTTTCGAAATATCAATAGGATAATCAATTCTCACTTTTATCCTGTCATAATCAATAAGCCCAGCTTTATTACTATCCAACTCATTAATATCCTGCTGAACATTTAACATATAGTCTCTTTTATACTCCCACTTAATAGTTGTTTCGCCATCTTTTTTTGTTGGCTTAGGAGTATAAACCCAAACCTTACTTAGATTCTTTATTTTCATTTTTTGATTCCTTTGGTTTCTTTTTTACTTCAACAAAATCTTTATTATTTAAAAAATAATTTATATTTGTAATAACATCGTAAGTTATACCAGTTTTTTTATCTTTAAACTTCATTATTTTATTCTCCTTATGCATTTAACATCTTTTCTCAACTTCTCTTCAATATCCACGTAAGCATAATTTAAAGATCCTTCGCTAGAAGAAGAGGTTCCTTCATCTCCTCTACGCAAATAAGCTTCTTTCGTTGCTATATATACATACGGAAGAAGCTTTTTATCTTTAACATTTCTGTTGGAAGAGTCTGCTGCAATGTTTAGATAATGTTCATGTATTTTTTTTAATACATCTAAATCATTATGATAATTTGAACCTAGATCTAGACTAATAGACTGAACTTCACTATCTAACATATTGCTCACCAATTATTCATCATCTTCACTAGGAACTAAAAGTAACAATTCATTTTTTTTCATATCTTCACTACATTCAATTCCTAAATTAGTTAAATAATCTACCAATTCCTTCTTGTTATAATCTGAGATTTTTTTCTCTGATTTTACGTTTGAAGTTTTCTTTACTTCAATTATTTCCTCATATAATTCACTTTTTAGAACTTGTTTTAAAGTGAATTCATTTGTAACTAGTAAAATTGCACCAGTTTCTTTACATAAAAATTTTCTCACAATATCTTTCCTTTCAATGAGCAATTATGCTCTAGTGTAATAAGTTTCTGAACTATCAAATGTAGCAGTTGATGGAACTGCTGAATATTCACCAAATTCATAAATGTAATATGTAGTGCCTGCAGCGAATGATGAAATTTCAGCTTTTGTATAAGTGTAATCACAATCATATAAGATAATTTCTGGCACTAATGCTTCTCCACCTGAATAAGCAAACAATTCAAGTGCTATAGCGTCATCAAATGGTACTTTTTCAGCTTCATATTCACTTGTGTAGTTTGGTAATGCTATTGCTTCTTTTAACATAACCATGGCTGGAACATCACTTGGCATACGATTAGATTCATAAGTAATTACTGATTGATACATACCAATAGCTCCATTTGATGGAGATGTTCCATTAGGTAAACTATCTAAATAATCTTTTAAATCACTCTTGTAACTAGTATTTACTACTAAAGCTATTAATTCCTCATCTACACCATCAACGAAGTCATTTTTAGTTACTTTGGCTGTACTAATTAATCTATCTACGATTTTCTTAGTTGTATCTCCACTAACTCTAGCAACTTGAACACCTGCATCACGTGCAATCTTAAAGAATTTTCTATCATAGTAAGTCTTAATCACATTTTTGGCATTTGCACTTCTTTTTTTAGCCATACCATCAACACCATAAAGTTTTAGATCCTTTTCTTGTAACTCCTCGATTATTTCTTTGTCATCATCAATTTTTACAACAACTGGTTTAGCTTTTACTTTATTACCTTTTCCATTTGTTCTTGCTGTTCCTTTTTCTTGAAGTGTTGCATTTGCAAATCTCTTATACTCTACACTTCCTGTAGTAGGATCACCACTACCATTTTTAGCTTTTAACGCTTCTGAAACACATCCGGCTTGAATATTTTCAATAACACCATCTAATATTTCAGCTAAATTATCCATTACTGTATCATTTAAATAATCAGCAATGTTTAATGAACTTTGTTTTGCCATTTAAATCACTCTCCTTTTTTTATTGCTTGGCAATTAAACACTAAATCTTGATACTCTTTCTGAAGAAGCACCAACAGAATTTACTGTTTTAGGAGTTGTCTCTTTTAATCTCTTATTGACTTCAGTTTCAACAGCACTATCAAATACTTTCTTTATGTTTTTAATAGTAGGCTCTACTTGTTCAGCCTTAATGCTTCTAAAGTCTATAAGATTCAATAAAGAAACATCTACCTGAGTTTCAGGAATATTAGCCATCTTAATTGCTTCTTCCTTTAATTCATAAGCACTCAATTTTAATTCAGCTTCTTCCTGTTTTTTTCGAGCTTGGTCTAGCTCATAATTTTTACGTTCATCATCTTTCATCTTAGCTAGTTTTTCGGCCTCACTTTGTTTAGCTTCTTGTTCAGCTTCCCATTTTTGTTTAGCTGTTTCTAAAGATTTTTGAACTTTCTTATCAAATTCACTTTGATAATTAGATTCTTTCAACATTTCGTCAAAAGTTTTTGGTGCTTGAGCATTAGCACCTTGTTGTTGCTCACTTGCAGTATTTGTGTCCATTTTTCCTCCTTCGCCCCAAGCCATTTACTTTAAAAAGTCCCCAGCTCATTGCTATACACAAAAATTTGTTAATTTGTTAAGCCCACAAACAAACAAAAAGGCATTAAAAAAAGGAATGTAGCTATCATTCCTCTTAATAATTATTATTTAGTGCTATTTTTATAAGCACCATAGAATAGATATAAGGGACTTGAACCCTACTAGATAATCGTGTCATTTGATTATCCACCCTTGTTAAAACACAAGTTTCGGAGGGTTTGACTAACTCTCTGTTCTAGCCTATTGAACATTTATATCTACTCTATGCCACCTAAAAGTAGCATTGAAAAAGACGCTTTATTTAGCGTCTTCTTCTTTTTTTATTTTCTCATCTATAAATTTAACAAATTCCTCAGAGTTTTTTTCATCTTTTTTTGTTCTTTTTGCTTTTGTTTTCAGAACTTCTACTGGTTGATAATTTTTCCAACGTGGTGAACTGAATAATTCTTCTTTTTTTTCTTCTTTCATTTTAGTTCCTCCAATAAGAAATAATGCTTATTATTCTTTGTATAATACTTTCTAGTAATAAATTTAGTACCATATTGATATAATACTTCGGCTTCTCTTTCCATTGGATTATATTCTAACATATTTCTAGCTTTTTTACTACCTTTGACATAGAAGAAAACATTTGCATATTCATTATATCCATCTTTCAAGGAATATGATTCAAACGCTTTTGATTTATATACCTTATCAATAGGGTGATTATCTATTATTGTTTTTATTGTATCTTCATCACATTCTAATTCCCTTACAATATATTCATCATCTTTAGCAATATAGTAAGGTTCTTTATTTAAAGCTCTATATAAATCTTTCACCATTTTTTTATCTTCTTTTGCTAACTTTTCATCATTATACATTTTTTGATTTAAATAATAATAGTCACTACTCAACCACTTACTAATTGCTAATTTTTCATTAAATGTTTGAAGAGTCTTATTTAGTTCATCACGAGGAGTATCTATTTGATATGTTATTGTACTTCTGCAATAATGAAAATGATTATTTATAGGAGGTAAATTAATACCTTTTTCTAAACCTTTTACTACATAATAAACTAATCTTCCATCTATAGCACTATATCTATAAAACCTATTCCAATCATTAACATTAAATAACATATTATTCATACTTAAACACATTTCAGTAGTTCTTTCATCAATTTCAGCTATAAATCTTGCTTTTGTATCTTTATTGCCTATATCAGTACCTGCTTTTAAGAATGATTGATTAGCTATTTCTATAACTTGACTATCTAAAGCACCGCTTATTTTATCATCATTTATAGAAATATATCTATTTTGTTGTTTTTTTAAGATGCTTTTAAACACATCATCTTCTATATTGGGTTTTTTATTTTGTTGTAATTGGATAATAGTTTGTCTTTCTATTTCTTGAGCGTTAGTTAGTGCTAAAGCTTCAATATACGTTATCCAGCTGCTGCCTTTTACATTAGGCAAACATAACATAGACCATATATATTCCCAAGCTAAACTCCATTTTTTCTTTTTAGTAGGTTTTATTTCATAAATACCTTGTTTATATAAATCTTGTCCTATTTCAGTAAATAATACTTTCTCATATTCATTTAGTTGATTTCTTTCTTTTACGTAAGCTCCCCACAGTAATATGCTTAACATCTCTTGATTAGTAATATATCTCTTATTTAGAATTTCTATAGTTTTATATTCGAAGTATCCTTTTAATAATTCAAGTTGTTTCCATTCATCAACAATTCTAGATAATTTTTTCCTTTGATTATTAGAAATAGGCTTATTTAGATCTATATAATTAAAATCAATACCATTAAATATATCTTGTATATTGTCTTGCGTTCTCAAATTTGTTTTTTTATAGATTCTAAGGTAATCTTTTAATTTTAAATCTGTGTAATTCCATCGACTGCTTAGGATAGTTTTATTATCCATTATTAATCACCTACTCTTTTTGACTTTTTTGCATATCTGCGGCTTGAGTGATATTAGGCGCATTTTTTTGACTTTTTGCGTCTTCTTCATCATCTTGAACATCGTTTTCTTCTTTTCCAAATGATTTTATCTTTTTTATATTTTCATTAAGATTTTCTTCATTTTGTTTTTTAATTTTATCAAGTTCATTTGTTGCATCTAATTCATCAGGTAATAAATTAATTATAGTTTCATCTGATAATAAACCTCTTAGTGATAAAGCTCTATCAGTTTCAGCCTTTTTATCAGTAGGCATATTTCTTTGTAATTTAATTTTTAGATTTCTAAAATCATAATTAGTACGTCTCTTTAAATTTATTCTTTCAGTAAATGCTTCCCACATTGCTAGCAATTCTTTTTTTAATGATTTGTCTAAATAAGCGACAGATTGCTCTAATGGAAAAAACTTCTTTTCTAGTGCTGAACTATTATCTGCGTTAGTAAATCCTAAATCATTAACATTAGGACAATTGCAAAGCATAAAAATTAAATCTATTAATGTCTTCTTATAGTTTTGTAATGCACTATCATTTAGATTCTTTTCTATCCACTCGATACTACCACCTTCACCTGCGTAAAAGACAGGGGCTTCTAAAACAACTTGATCTTCTTTTTTTCTTTTAGGATTTGCTATCCATTCAATGTTACCCTCTTCATCTTTGACAATCTCACCATTTTCATTTTTTTGCTCTATTAGAGTTGGTTCTTCAGGTTCATATCCAGTAACTTGTAATTTTGCATCATCATTGTATTGAAATGTATTTTTTGAGTTTTTCATAACTCTTTCATAAGCACATATACATGATTTAGCTATTTCAAAGCAAGCTAGTCCATCAGGATTTTCAATTGCAATTGCCGGAACGCATCCCCATTTTACTTCTTCTCTTTGGTCTACTTCTTCCTTAAACTCTTTATCGCCCTTTTTTCCATTACAAAAATGATATTTATAGTTTTCGGTAGTTAAAACAACAACATCAACTTCTTCGCCTTTTTCATTTGTTTCTACCCAATGTCTTAAAAGTGCTATTTTATTTACGGGAGTTGAAAAATCATAAATCGCAATAGTCTGTCGTGCGTCTGTATTAGCATACACGATTTCATTTTTATCATTTTCGTACCATATTCCATACGAGGCCGACATATCATTATAATCTTGTACTAATTTGTAATAAAAATAAGGATCATCATTGAAATCCCTTATAAAATCGATAAACAATTGATATTCAATTCTATCATCATTATTTTTATTGAATAATTTATTAAATAAATTTTTTAAAACGTTTTGCTTTTGTTGATTTGGTGCTTCATCTACTGAATAAATAGGGGCTTTGCCTCCCATGTACCCATTAACCATATTTGAAATTACTGATTCGAATGGTATTTTCATATTATCATCAGTACTAGCAACTAAATCTGAAGGTTTATTTTTTCTAGTTTTCATTCTATATAATTTTTCACGCTTTTTCCATTCAGGTTTCGCAGCTTCCAATATACTCCATATGTTTTTTGGATTAGTTATATACTCTTCTTTATATTGTAACATATTATTACCTCTCTTTCTTTTATGCTGGTTTTGTAGTTCCAAATGATGATCTTTTCTCTCCGACTGCCTTGTCGTAAATACCAGCCAACACATCAGGTCCATCATCATGAGCATTTTTACCTTTTCTTTGATATCTTGTTATATGTAAATAAAAGTCCGGCCATCTTTTCGACCAATTGAATGGAAAATGAATGTTTTCCATCACCCACGCTGAACTTGATAATATTCTTGATTGCTTATTTGCTGTCTGTGTAAATGGTTTAATAACCGTTCTATTAGTTCTATATTTCTCTTTTAATATTCTCTTAACGTTTCTAGCAAATCCTCTACCGCCGTTGTTGGATTCAATATATGCTAAATTCACATTATTTCTATATAAGATATCCGCACATTCATCTTCTGTTATTTCCATTCCTTCATCAGTAAATAAAACATCCAGAACATATGGCTCATTATCCAGCAAACCGTAAACCACACCACAAAGATAATCTTCTCCAACGTCGGCGGTATCAACATATGCATACACAAATCCAAATCCTGGACTAACATCATATGTCTTTAGATTCTTGTATAGCTTACCTTTTTCATCTATGCAAATCTGATTATAGTTAGCGGAAACTATATCTTTGTTCATTTTTTTAATTTTAAATTCATAATCATTTCTGTTTAACACTGCATCACATAGCATACTTCCATCATCTTGAACAGCTTTGTAATTAACATGAATACAGTCATCTTCATATTCTCTTAAAATAAAGCCAGCTAAGTCATTCGTTGCCCATCTAGTCATAACTATTATTATCTTAAATCCTGTTTCGGTTCTTGATAACATAGTGTCAGTAAACCAGCTCTGATGTTTTTCTAGCAATTCCTCGTTGTAAGCTTCTTGCACTTCTTTTATTAAGTCATCTATTATCATTAACTTACAACCAAAACCTGTGGCTGTACCTTTTGGAGAAGTTGCTAAATAGTTGGCTTCCTCGCTTCCCTCTAAAGCCCACTTTTTCATTGAGGCTTCGCCATATTTGACCTTTACGCCAGGGAAAACTTTACTAAATATTCCATCTTCTTCTTGTATGGCATCTCTTACAGCCTTTGCAAAAGTTCCGGATAGTATCTCATTGTAACTGCCTGTCATTATCTTAAAGTGCATATCTCTACCTAAGCACCACTGCACAAATAATGTAAGTGTTCTGCTTTTTCCGTGTCGGGGTGGCATATTAACCACTAATACCTTTTTAGGACAATTTAAAAAGCTCTGTAACCGATTACAGAACTCTTTTAAATATTCCCTTCCCTCAATATAAAAATCAGGAGCTTTTAATTTACAATATTCCCAAAAACTACGCCTAGCTAATTCGTATCTAGCCTGTTGCCTTACATATTCAGGTATCATATTTATTCACCCGCTAATTTTCTTAAATCCTCTTCATTCAAATTAGCGTATGGATTGATTATATTGTTATTGATTGTAGGTGCGTCATCTTTAAACATACCTAAATACTTACCTAATAACTCAAGAGCTTTCATCTTATCATAAGTTTCAATAGCAAAACCCGATTGAGTTTTCTTATATCCAGCTATTACTTTCTTAGTTTCATCATCTAAGTCTTTTGTCTCAGTAAATATTACATTGTCTTCATAATATTCCTTTTTAATTCCGTCCTCTTCTTGAGTTAAGATTTTATTTCTAACATTTTGACTTATCTTAGTTCTATCAGTAAAGGCTATAGCTTTTAATTCTTTTACTATATCTTCTATTGATACAATAGCTTTTTCTTCTACCTTAGCCTGTAATTCCTCAATATATTCCTTTACCTTAGCATTTCTTAGCAATCTACTAGCATTAGCCATAGCTGTTTCTTCTTTCTTACAGGTCTTATATACATTTAGATAAGCCTGTGTTCCATTCATACCTAATTGTAAATATTCTTGGCAAAATAACCTTTGATTATTACTTAACGAGGTCAACACCCATCACCTCCAATTACTCTACCTTCCAAATAATTTGGATTTATTTTTATAGGTATTTCACTTATTGATTTACCTATTTCATTTATTAACTCAGTAGTATCTTTAATACTAGCTTTAGCTACTTTTACTTTAGGAGAATTAATAGAATCATTTATTGGAAGGGGATAAATAATATTGTTAGATTGCCTATCAAATATATTTACATCTACACCTATAGAATCAATACATTGCAATTCTATAAATGCGCCTAACAATTTTTCAAATTGTATAGCTATCCAATCTACTACTTCTTCATTCTTAGCCCAATCCCCATTAGAATTATTAAATAATCCACTTTCATATAAGAAAGCATGAATTAATTCGTGTCTTAATGTTTTCTTATATAACACATCTAGGCTCTTAAATGTATCTTCCGTATTCTTATATTCTAATATATATATTTGCTTAGTAGTAATATCAGTATATCCGCTATTATCTTTTAATAAGGGGTACTTTTCCAAATTATCATTTGTTTCTTCTACACTTATTATTTCGTATTCAGTTCCCAATATTTTCACTTTCATGTTATCTACCGCCTTTTATAATAATTACTAATATTAGTCCGATGCTTAACAAGATTGCTATATCACTTAAACTCATTTGCATCACACTCTTTTCTTCTTTTACATGCATGGCAATTTTTATTAAAACAAAATTTAAAATTATATTTTTTCTCTTTTGGCTCTTCTTTTATATAAGGCCTCTTTTTATGTTTCATTTTTATTTAATTAACCTCTTTGTATATTCTTCTTTTATTAATGGTTTTCCTTTTCTTGTTAGAGAAGAGCAAAATTCCCTTTCAAATGTGTTAAGTAAATCATTTATTTTTCTTAAATTTTCTAGATCTATTTTTCTCTTTATATTTTCATCTACCATTTCCGATGTTACTAAGAAAAATATTTCAGGATCACGATTTTCAATTATATGTAAATATGGATGTGAAGTTAATCTGTTTAATATAGCTCCATTGTCTATTGTCTCTGGGCCTCCTAGTCTTCTAGGCACTATTAAATGATGATAGCTTAGTGTACTTTTATTGATTGAATATCCCATAAAGTCCACTTCTTCTATCTTAAACAAATTTATCATTGTGATAGTTATCTCTTTCATGAAATATCACCTCACTATATTTTATTAACACACGAAAAAAGTCAACATTGCTGTTGACTAATTTCTAATCAGGGGACATGGTCTTTGCTTTTCTTCAAAAACTCACAATATCATATTAGCATATAAAACGTGTCACGAGGTGTCACAAAATATTTTTTTGCTTTTCAATCTATATATCTTTTGTGTTTATACTTTCTATAAACGTTTCTGCAAAAGCTTTTTGACCAGTGGACTTCTGCACTTATTTCATCCCACGTAAGCGGCATATAAACACCATTTATTAGCTTTCCTCTTTCTTTTAACTGAATAATAACACTTTCAATTTCCCCATATTTAAGCATTATTTTCATTTCATTTTCTAACCAGTTAAGCAAGTTTTCTTTTCTGCTTTGAATATATTCTAATGTTTCATTGATTTTTTTCTCGTCTTCTATTTCTGCATACTTTAAAAGTCTATCTTCCCTTTTTCCACCATCGACAACCTCTTTCATAGGATCAGTGGATTTTGGAGTAATTAAACATAATAATTTTTCTTTCTCTTTTAACCAATATTCATATTCGTTTTCCAGTTGTTCAATTTTTTTGTTAGCTTCTTTTAAAGTCATTAAATACCTCCTATTTTACTCACTTTTATTTTTTATAAAATTATAATTTTTTAAAGCCAATTCCATTATTTCATCAGCTATTTTGAAAAGAGGTTTCATATCTTCAAGCAACTTTTCAAAATCTATACCTTGTTTGGCTAATTCAATGCATTGTTTTAATTTTAATATTTCTTCATCAATTTTCTTATCCATACTTATTCACCTACTTTATAACTTTCATGTTCAAATTGTTCATGAGTTAATACTTTGTCTATTTGATAATCAACTAATGTAATAGTTTGTCCTTGTTTATTTTTAGAATAAGTAAATACATAATCTTTATATATTTTCCAACATTGATATATTTTACCATCTCTACCCAAAATAATATCTTTTGATTTTATTAAATCAATTATGTTATAACTGGTTTTAACTATATCTTCTATATTTGCAAAAGTTCCATTGCTTAAAGGGATACATAATAATTTTTCCATATAAGCATTTGTTGTATCATAATATTTGTATTGAGAAATATAACCATCTTTAGTTCGTACATACATATTTTCCCTAAGTTCTGATTTCATTCTTTACCTCCTAAATTCATATAACATATTTCTTTATCAGATATTATAAATAGTAATGGAAACACTATATTAATTAATGCTAATACTTCAAAATCTTTATATTTAAAAGAAATTAAAATACCTATTGGAATTGATAATATAAACCATATTAATAGTATATATGCTTTTATTTTTTTCATTATTTATCTCCTAAACAACTTCAATTCATATATTCCAAAACAATATTCTTTTTTAGTTTTAGGGAAATGAACTATTAAAGGTTTTTCAAAATTTTCAAATTCAAAATTACAAACATAGCCAATTTCTCCAATTAATTTAGTATATTGTGGTAACCCATCATTTTTAATTATTTCCACTTGTTCACCAACTAATTTCTTGTACTTACTATAATGTAATAATACATTTAAGCAAATTTTTATTTTTTTAATAAATGTAGCATTTCTATTTATCATTATTTATCTCCTAATCTTCTGATATATTTATAAAAGATTTGCTACCACTACCGCCAAAACACAAGTTACCACCATCACATATTAATGCTAGTTCATTAAATGTTACTTCTTCGGGACATTTATATATTTTGTATTCTCCATGCTTATAACAAGCCTCTCTTGAATAAACTATATCATTATTTTTTAATTCTTCCTCACTAGGAATCTTATGTTCCCAATCACTGGTTTTTAATATTTTATATTTATTTTGAAGTTCTTTGTAAATTTCTCTATTTATATTTCCTTTTTCTTGTTCGTTTTCGGTAAAAGCCCAACCATTATATACAACTTTATTCATTTTTTATCATCTCCTAACTAAAATCTCTATCAGTAAATCTATAACCATTTACATTTTTAGAATATTCATCGTGTTTTTCTTTTTGTTTTTTCTCAACTAAATCTAAAAAATCTTTTACTGATACCTCTTCATCATATTCATTTAAAATTACAATCTCATTATTATTTTCTAAAAATTCTTTCCATTGCTCAAAAGTATGTATCTCTAAATTCCAGTCAAACGAATTATATTTATTTATTTCTTGGAATAGAAATTTCCAACCTGCACTTGATTTACCAATATGCAAAGGCTCCTTTATTGTAGGTCTTTTCTTCACTGCGTAGTAGTTTGTTCCCACTATTTATCATCTCCTAATTTGTAGTGCTTGTTTATATTCAAACAACTTACTAACTTTATTTTTTTTATGTGTGATTTTCTAAATCTTACACCATTTTCTCTTATATCATTGCCTACAAAATAATGGTTTTTCATATCTAATAATTTTGTTTTATTCATATAGTCATTAGTTGAATATAAACAACCTCTAAAGGTATCATTATCAAACAATACAACTTCTACCATTTTGTTTAGATATTTTTGTTCAAATTCATTTCTTTTCATCTGATACTCCTATTATTTCTATTGCATCCCATTGCAAATTTTTATAGTTATGTACTCCAATTTTTTCTAGTTTTTGCAATGCTTCATTTTTATCTTTAGCAATTATTTCAACTTTTCTCTTATCCACTTCATAATTACAATAACGTCCATATTCATTAGTTTCTATAAAAGTAAAAATAAATCTATACATCATTTCCTCCTATTATACTTCTGTATTTTTGTAAAATTGTCTTTGTAATATCTATAATTCCTAAATTTATAGTATTTTGAAGTTTATTTGGGCTTTCTTTTTCAAGTTCTTTTATACAACTATTCATATACTTTATAAACTCTTTTTGTTGAGCTAATAGTTCTTCATAAGTGGGCATATCATATAAATTATAAAACGTTTTATCTTTAATTAATTCGTTAGGAAAAGCCATCTTTTGTATCATAATATCTGCTCTTAAATCGATATTTTGTATTAGATATTCTTCAAGTTGTTTTTTTAATTGTTCTTTTTCAGCCATTGTAGTTTCATAATCTGCTACTGCATTTTCATATTTAGCTAATTTTTCTTTCAATTCGTCAATAGTCCTACATATAAAAGAAACGCCTATTATAATTAACAATATACAGCCAATTAGTTCTATCATTTACTCATCACTCCTTTGGCATTTCATATACAAAAGTAGATAATTCTTCAATTCTTGCATTTGCATTGTATTTTTGGAATATCATTCCATTTTCTTCATAAAAATCTCCATCAGGTTTTATACTTGAAGTATTTAATATATATTTTGGCTTTAATATATACTCTATTTCATCTAATACTTCAATAGCTCTTTCTTTTGTTTTATAAATACCTAAACAATTTTTTGTGGCAAATGAACTTTTTGACCATATTTCATTTTTGTCGGCATCTTTCCAAATATCTACAACTCTTGTTAACACTTCTTTATCTTGACTTCTAATCCATAATTCCATTTATTATCACTCTCTACTTTCTCACGATATATTACTATCGACCTTATTGTTACAATTCCATCTATATATCCACCTTTTTTCTTTAACTCTTTTCTAAATCGTCTCAAATTTTCTTCATACTTAGCACCACAATAACCATCTATAGTAGTAACTTTTGTTTCATAATTATTTTTATCCTTAATCTTTAACATTACTATCACCCTTGTAATCTTCCATTCACATATTCATAAGGTTTATAATCTTTAGTCCAATTTTTACAAAAATAATTAATTCCTTTATTTGCTATCATATTTAAATAAAATTCAATTAATTCTTGCGTTTCCTCATGAAATATTCTTTCGGTTTTACATTTATTATAGTATTCTAATGGTTCAACATATGATTGATTATAATTAGGTTTTTGTTTTGAATAAACTATTCCAGCACCTAGCCAATCACATATCATTTCTATTACATATTCAATAGGAATTTTACAAGGTGTATTTTTATATGTCCCAACATTATCTATCCAATATTCCCAATGATGAGGGTTATGTCCTTTATGATGTTGCCATGCTAAAGAGTAACCTTTTTCTCTTTTTTCAGCATCTATTGGACTACTTGTGCCTTGAAAATATCTAGCACTGCTAAAAAATTCGGTTAAACTATATTTGCTTAAATCATGTAATAAACCTCTTTTGTATAACCCACATTTAAAACAAAATTTCATAACATAATATTTATGTCTTGTTATAGTTACAAAATGTTTTATATATTTATTCATTACCATCACCACCAAACAAAACTTTATCTAATAAATCTTCTTGTTCTTGATTTAAAGTAACTCCTAATTTTAAATTTTCTATTAATATTTCTAATTTATTAACTTTTTCTTTTAATTGTTTATTTTCTTCCAATATTTCTTCAATATCAGAACAATGCTTTATGCAAAACAAATCGAAATCTGTTAAATCTTTTATTCTTATTTTTGTGTCTATGAAATCTTGATATATTTTATCTTCTTTGATGTACTGTTCTAGTCTTTCTTTAACTGTCATTACTATCACTTCTTTGTTCTAATTCTTGCATTTTATCTAAAACTTCTTTCATTGTTTTTGACTTGTCTTCCATCAGTGTATAAATTGGAGATATTGTTTCACTTACTTTTCTACTATCTTCATATTCAATAACTTTGTCACCATTTCTATTATTTATATCATTTATCAAATATTTTTTTAACTTGTTCCAATTATCTTTTAGTTGTTTATTTTCTTTTTGAATTTCAACACTTTCATTATGTGTTTGTGTAAACTGATTAATCCATTGTTTTCTATCTTTTTGCAAAAATTCTATTATCAACAATAAATCTATTTTTTGTATATTTATCAATTCGTAATAGTTTTTAAATGCTAATTTTTCTATATTCATTCTGACACCTCTTTATCTTCTAAAATAATCTTAAATCCATTTAATCTATCTAAAATCCACCTATCATCTTCCGTTGGTTGTTGTTTTATTAACTCAATTACTAAATCAATGGCATTTATTGTCTTATCAATAACTTCTTTTTGCTTTTTAACTTGTTCAAATAATCTAGTATTTTCTTCTGCAACTTTAAAGAATGTATCTATATCTGTTATTTCATGATTATTTATAAATACTTTTCCTAAATTTGTATCGAAATTATTCTCTCCACTTAAAATTATTTCATCTGCCGATTGCTTAATAATTGTTTCCATATTCTTATTTCTCCTTTTCTAAAATGATTGCTCTACTTTTTTTAAAATCATTATCAGTTAATTCAAACCAACTATTATCTTCTTGCCAGCAACTATAATAATTTTTAAATTTTCCAAAGCCTAATCTATCTTCATAATTAATAAATCTAACTTTTGCAATAACATTATTTCCTACTGCCGAGTTTCTAATTGTTTTAATATAATCTCCTACTTTAGGTTTCATAATTATTTTCCTCTTTTTCCAAAGTATTTAATAATTCATTATGCTCTTTCTTCAACTCCCAATATGATTCTTGCATAATGCACACTATTTCTTCTAATTCGTTTTTACTAAATAACTTTGGATCTATTTTTCTATCACTCTTTAGTATTCCTTTTATAAAAAAAGGATTAACAACTTTTACTTTATACATTTCGATTCCTGTAGTTCAAAAATGATACCATTTATAAGCTCTGCTAATTTATCACCTAATTCATTATAGATTCTTAATTTTTCCTGTATATAGTCGCCTTTTTTAATTGAATCTGGTTTAAATGCATAGCTTGTATAATCTATAATACTAACAATTAAATAATCTCCCTTTATTCCTCTCTGAAAGGGACAATATTTTTTAAATCCTAGAGCGAAAATGATATCAAGATGTGTACAATCTTCATCGGTCCATCCTATTCCTACGGATTTATCATTTTTTAATTCTGTAGCTATTGTTTTATATGTTTCTTTCCCATTTGTCACTTCATTATAATTATTTATGTTCATTTTGTTTTTTTCCTTTCTCACCGGCTAGACTTATTAATTCTGCTATTAACATTCCTGATTTTGTTAATTCTTTATTATCAAAAAATAGTTTTTTACGTCCAGCTATTAGTTTTACTTTTCTTTTAACTAATATCAGATTTTCCAACGCAAAGTTTTGTTTATTTTGATCTGCAAATATTACACTATAATCTGATGGTATATCTCCATAATGTTGTTTATATATAACTCTCTGTTTCAAATCCCATTTGTTTGGCTCTGCTATCTTTATGTAAGTATAACCATCTTTTTTACCGATAAATTCACTTCCAACAGGTTTATGATTATAAGGTTTTATTCTTTTTTGAAAGCGTGTTTTTACGCCACTCTTTAATCTGTGACTTTTCTTAAATCGATACATTTCTTTAGCTGTAACCGTTTTTCTAAATTCATCATTAAACAATTCTGCTAATTGTTCTGATGTATTTCCTATAGTATTTTTTTCAATGAATCGTTTTTCTTCATCTGTAAATTTACTTTTCATTATTTCCAATACCAATTAAATTTAATTCTTTACTATCTATATTTTGTTCTTTTGCCACTTTTAAAGCTTTGATACATGTATTTGTATTTGCTACTATTTGTTGTGCTAATTGTGAAACCGCATACGATTTTCTTATTTCCTTTTCAAAATCTTTATCATCAGTAGCACTGTTCAAAGCATTTAATTGATCAAACAAGATATCATTTAATCCAACTAGCGTATTATTTTTTCTAGAATCATTAACTGTTGATTGTTCAATTAAATTGTCTGATGATTTATATTCTTTACTCATATTTTTTTCTATCATAAATACCTCTTTCTGGTTTTCGTATATTTTTCTTATTTTAGGGAGTGCTCTCATAATTCTTTGTCTAGCTCTTTCACGACTAAATCCGAAGATTTCTCCAACTTTTTCATAAGTACTTGGTTGATATCCTTCTAATCCAAAATACATTTTGACTGCAAGTTTATCAGTTTCATTTTTTAACTGGTTAACAGATAATAATAATTTTTCCGAATCAAGGTGTTTTTCTACTTCATTTTCAATGTTTACCCTATCATCTGGAATTGTTTCTTCTAATTCTACGGCTTTGTTTCCATTATCAATAATTTCTAAACTCAATGATATGTTCTTGCCTAATGGATTGAATCTTTTTGGCATATGTTTTAAATAAATACCTCTTTTTATCATGTTAGAAATACAGGTATACAGAAACGTTGATGGTTTGCCTTTAGTTTCGTTATATTCTTTGGCACCATTTATAAGCCCTAATAATCCGTTATCATAGTATTCTTGACGTTCATCTTCCGTAGCCCAGAATAAATTCATTTTTTTGATACATAAATTTATTAGGGGCAAATTATCCACAATTAATTTATCGATGTTTTTTTCATTCATTTTCTGTTCCTTCTAGTATTTTTTCAAAATCGAACATTGATAATTGGCCATCTATTACATCTGTGTTTTTATCATCAACTATTATTGAGTTTTTTAATAAGTAGCTCATAATAATATCTAAATTCTTTTTTAAAAGTCTACTATGAAGTTGATACATTTTTGCAGCATATAAAACTTTTTTACTAATTTTATACCTCTGTTCCATTTTTAACGTTTCTCCACATATTTTCTAAATTCAGGATCATATTCACCAATAACTTTTTTTGCGGTTTCCCAATTATTTTCTAAAATTTTAATCTTCCTACTTTTTAAATCCAAAAAATAGATTAAAACTATATTTATTAAAATTAAACTCGCTATTAATTTTTCCATAATTTATATTTCTCCTCTAAACGTATTTTTTAATTCTTCTCTGCATTGTCTATAAACAACTCTGCAAAATTCATGCATAGTCATGAGAATTCTATACTTGTGATATGCCCAGTTATATAAATTAGTTTTTGATACATCTAATTCTTTAGCATACTTACTAATGTTTAAAGATATCTCGCTCCATCTATCTGCGCATATAATCATTTGTACGGCTAATTGATATGCTGTTTCTCCATCTTCACTTGTCAAAGCTTCAAAGTTATTTTTTAAAAAATTATATTGTTCAATATCTTCTTTTAAATCGTTAAGCATTTTGTTTCTCCTTATGTTCGTGCATAAAAACATATTGTGATTTCTCGTTCATGTTATCTAATAACCATTTTGTTGTATATTCTCTTGATAAATGTGTTTTTTTTACTCTTGATTCATAAAATGTATTTAGTGCTCTTTCATGAAGCTCTTCTTCATTCTCATAATTCCCTTCAATTAGATAAAAATCATAGTCTTTGGCTGTTATACCCTCTAATGTTCTTGTATCAGTTGCATATATAAGTCTCTTGTTGTTCATAAACAATCTATATCCGCAATTTGGAACATCATGATACAATTGCACTGGAATTATAAAAAACGTGCCATAATCGTATTTTTTACCTATTTCAAACACATCTATTTGTTTCTTATTTACTCCACAATCAATTAAATCCTGAACCAGCCATTCACAGCATCCAAATCTTAGCGTTGGTCTGTCTTTGCTTAGCCTACTTATTGTTCTTTTATTGAAGTGATCCTGATGACAGTGAGTCAAGAGAACAAGCTTTAGATTTCTAAAGTGTTCTCCTAATTTCTTAAAACTTATTCCTATATCAATTGCAATAATTTCATTCACTATAGTGCAATTTCCATCCGAACCACTATTTATTATTTCGTAATTCATCAAGAGTTACCTTTCTAACTGACTGAGTATCGTTATTAATCATTGATTCCTTTGATGATTCTTCAAATTTTGCGTCAATAGTAGGATCGCTTTGTACGATTGGCACCGGTTCTTCTTGATTATCTATGTATTCAGGGGTTCCATCTTCTTTTATTTCTGCCATGTCAGATTCAAAAGCCTTTTGCATTTCTATGCTCATTATTCCCCATTTTGAAATCAACTGTCTTAGCATTGTTTTCTTTGCCATTTCATCAAAATTTTTGTACCAAAAACTGCTATATTTATACAATTCTTTTTCTGGAATCTTTCCATTAAGTAAATTTTGGTATGCTATCTTGTTGAATGCTGAAGAATAAGTATCAGCATGATCTAGCATTTCTTCTTTACTCATGTATAAAGATTTTTTAAAGCCGTTTGTATACTCAAACATCGCATAATATCCTACTGTGGCTGCCTTTTTTCTTTCTTCATAACTTGTTATCGGAGTTATGTTTATTTCTTCATCTAAGAAGTTATATCCTACAAACTCTCCTTCTTTTATTTCGGCAACATTAATCTTCTTATATTGACCACTTCGAATAGCCAATTGGATATAACCTTTATATCCCAATTGAAATTGTGCTGTTATACTTATAACTTTTCCAGTTTTATCTTTTTTCTTGTATGGAACAAGGAAATATTGTCCCAACTGCGGAGAAGGACTTAAGTTTAGTGTTTCGCCAAGTAACGCCGCATTAAAAATTGATTCATTTGTACATTCTGCCAATGAAGGATTTGTAGTTACGGCTGATGTTACTCCAGTGATAAATCTTAACCCTCTTTCACTTCCCATCATGGAATTAATACGATTCTTAATTGAACTTATATTCATAAATTGCCCGATTGGCAACGCATTAATTTTATTTTTGGTATTTTCCTGTAGTTGCATCAAGTTTGCCTTGTCATTAGCATTGTTCATAGTTGTAGCCTCCTTTATCTAAGAAATCTAATAACTCTTGTAATTTTGGTATAGTTTCTGTAATTTTTAATGTGCATTCAACCATTTCTTCTTTTTCTACTTCTATCGGTCTTGATAATGGAGCTGCCAGATTATCAATTTTTTTAATAATAATTTCATCTGTTATTTTTTTCTGCTCTTTTTCTTCGTTTTCTTTTTGGATTTTTGTCAAGGCTGCATGTCTTTTGTTTATCTCTGAAATTGCTGTAGATAAATCTTTTGACTTGATATATTCGACTAAAATTTCATCAGAACATTCCATTGTTTTAATTGTTTCTATTTCTTTGGCTATTAAATCAACTTTCTCTGCTATTGTTTCTTTGACTTTTTTTGTTAAGGCTCCTGATTCAGTTACGCATCCTAAAGTTATGTTTACATTTAATTCTTCAAATGATAAGTATTTTTCTACTTCTTTTGAACAGGCATATTCATTAAAATACAACTTCATTTTTTCTTTTATTTCTTCTTTTAAACCATCGTTATACTTGATCACTTGAGCATTTATCAAATCATATGTTTCTTTTAACAATTTTTCTGTTGACTTTGCCGTCTCTTCAAAATTTTTGATTGGTTTATTATACTCTTCTACAATTTTCTTTCTATAATCCGCAATTTTATCTTTAAATTTATTTATTTGTGCCTTTTCATCAGTTGCTGTTGTCATTGTTTCTGGTGTAAATGTAATGTCTTTATAATATTCTTTTAAATTTACAGCATATTTTTTTACTTTTTCTATGTTATCTTCTATTTTAGCTACTCCAACTATTTTTGCTTCTATATCTTCAGTAAATTCTGGTTTTGTAATTGTTTTCTCTTCTACTATTTTTATTTCTTCCATTTTTTCTTCTCCTCGTTAATTAAAAATTTTATTTAAAATTTCTTTCATCTTTTCTTCCATTTTTTCTTTAGTATTATCCGTAGATTTTTCTGGTGAATCGTTTTCATGCAGATGACCATAGCCAACCATTATATCTGCTATTTTATGAATTTCTTCGCCAAGTTTTATAAAATCTTTTTTATTCTCTTGAAGTTTTTTTGCATATAAAAGTTCTACTATAATCTTAAGTTTTCCTAAGACTTTACCTAAAAATTCTTCATATTCGGAAGTAATTCCTTCACTAATTGTCTTCACATTTTTAGAATTTATCGCAATAATAATTTCATCTATATTTCCTAAAATATATTTTGATAAGATAAGTTCATTTATCATTTTTTCTTCTAATTTTCTCATTATGTTATAATCCATATTAATTTCCTTCTTTCTATTTATTTCTTTTCTTTAGCAATTTTTTTCTTCTTTGCTCATAATCCTTCAGTTCTTCTAATGATGGACTTCTTCTATTTTCTTTTAGAAACTTGTTTACCTCTTCCAGCTTGCTTATTTCTTTTCTCAAGCCTCCAATTTTACCAGCGGTTTTTCTTCTTTGGGTTTCTTTTTTTCTAAGTTTGCTTTTTAGCCTCTCCACTTCTGCTTTTAAAATCTTTATTGTTTCTGTTTTTTCCTCAACCACAGCTTGTCCACTTAATACTAATTCCTGCTTTTCTTTTTCTTTAAATCTCAATTCATCTTGTAACTTTTCAATTTTTCTCTGTTTTTTTCCACATTCCGTATCAAAATTGTCTCTTTCTTTTTGTGCTTCCTGAAATTGATCAGAATTAATAATGAAGTTTTCAAACCTTTTTTCTACGAACTTTTTAAACTTGGATTTTTCCATTACCATATCCCCTTTTCTTTTAAATATTCCATTAAATCTCCTAGTTTGTTATCCGAAACAAGTTCAAAAACTTTTGTCTGAAAATCTCTGTATTCTTCCAATAGTCTGTTTTTTTCTTCATCAAGTTCTTGATAAGCTTCAAATGATACTGTTGAATTTTTTGCTTCATATTCTTCTTCTAATTCTTGATGATATCTTTCTGCTAACCTATCATTTTCGTTCATTTTTATTTAATGCCTCCCTCATTTTTTCTTTAAATTCAATTTGTTTGTTTTTATATACCCAATGTCCACATCCACGGCAAATTGCCTTATCCGTGTTTACAATAATTGTTTTAGTTCCACACTTACACAAAACTTTATATTTTGATTTTTCCTCAGCTATCTTTTCTTCTTTATAGAACGATTTAATGTATCTCATCATTTAACCAATCGTATTCAAAAACTTCTTCTTTTTCATTTTTGAATTTTTCTTTTTCTCGCGCGCACGCGCACGCGTTATATATTCTCTCTTTTATATTATTATCTATATTCTTATATTCTTCTATTGTTGTTAATACTGTGTTAAGAGCCTGTTGATACTGTGTTAGTTGAGTGTTAAGTATTGTGTTAGACTCTTGATATTTTTCATAATTATTTATTGATATTACTGAGAATTTTGAGTAATGTTTGACTGTTAATTCCTGTGTTGATTTTAACCACCTTAGTGCGGTCCTAGTTGCTTGTAAGCTCAGACCTAGCTCTTCAGATAATTTTGAAAGTGAGGTCACAAATGAGCCTCTTGGAATCTCCACGTTTTCAAATTTTCCATCTTTCCAATTAGCAGATAGAAGACAATGAATAAACAAACTTTTAATGTTCTGATTTTTGTACCAGCGCCAATGCCTAAATTTAGAATATAGCTTTACCCACGAATCCATTTGTCCTCCTCATTTGATTTTTTCTTAACTCTGTGTTATACTTACAGAGTAATTTTATATTACAAAAGAGGAAACTTCGTGGTGGTTGCTTCTTCTTTTTTTATGCGCTAATTTCACAAACATTTCTATCTAGCCCTCCTTTCACACAATCTTTAACAAATTTATCATTAGAATAGCCTAGCATTATTAGTACTATTGCTAATAATACTAATAAGATCACGCCACTAACAATGGCTTTTTTCTTTTTTCTATCTATTCTTTTTCTATCTAAATAAATTTGTTTTTCAATTGTTTTTTGCGTTTGAACTCTTTCCTTGTTTTTGTGTAAAATTTCTAATATTTCTTCTGTTTCCCTTTTCATTTTCTTTCCCCTTTTATAATCCAAATTTTTTCTTAATAAGTTTTGTTAATGCTAATTTTGGCCTTGATTCAGGAATGAAATAGCCATTTTTCTTCATTTCTTCTTGAATCTCGGATATGTATTTCCTGGCTTTTTCTACCTTCAATCCTGGTATAATGATTGTCAAATCTTCAGCCGTTAAATAATATCGTTTTAATAAAGTTTCTGCTGACTCCTCATCAGTCTTGTTTATCGTGCTAGGACTTTTCATACTTTATCTCTCCTTTGTTATTTCTTCTTACTGTTATTTCTATCGCTATCATATTTTGCTGCTATCCATATTAATGCCACTAAAGTGACACAAATAATTACAGTCATTTGTACTGCTGTGCTCATATCTCAATTCCCTTCTTAATTATTCGCACCGTTTTGGTGCTTAGATGGTAAAAAAATTTCGTCCATTGTTTTACCAAAATATTCACTTAAATTCACCATTTCATTAAGCTTAAATTGTACTTCACCTTTTTCTTTTTTTCGATATTGATTTGGTGTAATACCCAATATTTCAGCCATTTTTTTATTTGTCATTTTGTTTTGTTCTTTCAACAATATTAATTTTTCCTGCATTGTTCCACCTCCTTAGTTTTTTGTTTTGACATCTCAATGGTAGCACCATTTCGGTGCTTGTGTCAACATTTTTATTTATTTTTTTACAAAAAAGTTCCGTTTTGTTGCTTTTTGTTTATATAAATGCTACAATTATACTGTTATTTAAATAAAAATAACAATAGTCTTAACAAGGAGGTTTATAAATGAAAAATGAAAGTGATTTAAGAAAGTATGCTGGTAGTGTTATTAGAAAATTAAGAGAAAGAAAAAACATGTCACAAGACGAACTAGCAGAACAGCTAAATATAACTCGCCAAGCCATTTCAAGATATGAAAATGGTGATCGAGGCGTTAATCAAGATTTGTTATTTCAATTAGCTTCTATTTTCAATGTTAAGATAGACGAATTTTTTCCTCCTTTAAACAATAATTATTCAAAACAAAAAATAACAAAAGAGGAAGAGTTCAATCTATTGAAAGATACTCTAAAGAAAAAAGGATTTTTAGATGAAAATGAAGATTTAAGTGAAGAGAATTATAATCGCTTGATAGATTTTGCCAAAGCTAATAAACCTTTTATCATAAAAGATACGGGTAACAATAAATAAGAATATCTCTTATAAAAGATATTCTATAAAAAAAATCAGTATTTTAATATCAATATCACCTTGTTCAAGGTATTCATAATAATTCTTTAACTTACTCACTACTACCCCCTATAAATTTAATTTTTATTATATAAATAAAAACGATTTGTATTGATAGTTGTACTTAAACTGTCAGTTTTAGGGATTTAATTGTAATTTTTGAATAAAAATATGCTAGTACAGGTGTTTTTATATATTAATTTTTAGAAAGGAGTAAAATCATGAATTGTCCTAAGTGTAAAAGTAATAATATTTCAATTCAGGTTTTAAATAGTGTCGAATTAGTAAGAAAACACAATAGTTTTTTATGGTGGATTACCATAGGCTGGTTATGGGTACTATTTAAATGGATATTTTTTACTTTGCCTGCCCTTATATTCAAAATATTTGGAATTGGTAAAAAGTATAAAACTAGGAATATTGAAACAAAAAAAGCTGTATGTCAAAATTGTGGATATACATGGAATATAAGATAATATAAAAAAAAGACCTACTGCTGTAACAGTAAGTCAAAAATGTACAGAAGAAAAATTGCCTAGCACGACAAATCTTTTTTCTGTACTCTCATTATACAAAATTTTAATTTTAAAATCAATAAGGAGAGTGAAATTATGCCAGTATATAAAGATAAAAATAAAACGGCTGATGGTAGATCGTGGTATTTTAAAACATATAAAAGAGATTTCCGCGGAGTAAACAAAGCCTATAAATCAAAAAAATACATGACAAAAAAGGAAGCACAAGAGGAGGAAGCACTGTTTATATTAAAGAGAGATAATCCTGTAAATAAATCTTTCTTGCTAATTTCAAAAGATTATTTTAATGAAATGTATAAAATCAGAAAAGAATCAACAGTATATTCGTACGAGAATGCCTTTAAAAATAACATAGAGCCCTATTTCAGGGACTTTTCTATGAAAGATATAAAAGTATCTACAATAAACGAATGGAAGCTAGCATTAGCTAAAAACAAGTTTAAATTGGCATACCTAAATAAAATCTATGATATTTTGAAAGGAATCTTTGATTACGCTATGAGAAATTATGGATTAGAAGCAAATCCTGTAACAATATCCGGCAGATTTCAAGAAAAAAATGAAGACGTAATTAAAGATGAAGAAAAGATAAGATATATTACCTTCGAGGAGTTTAATAAATTCATTTCTGTAATTGATGATCTTACCTGGAAAACTTTTTTTATATTTTTATATTATACCGGGTGCCGTAAGGGGGAAGTTCAGGCATTAAATTGGAAAGATGTAGATTTTGCAAAAAACGAAATTACAATTAACAAAACTCTAACAATTAAGACAAAAGATTTGTATAAAATAACTTCCACCAAAAACTATCAGAACCGAAAAATTAAGATGAGCAAAACTTTGAGGAATCAGCTTATTCTATATAAATCGGAAATGATGAAATACAATGATTTTAAAGACACATGGTTTGTCTTTGGAAATAGTCGCTTTTTACCTCAAACAACAATAGACAGAAAAAAGCATAAATATTTTGAGTTATCAGGAGTAAATGAAATAACTACACATGAATTTAGACACAGCCATGTATCATTGCTTATTAATGAATATGTAAAAAATGGTCAAACAGATACAACAAAGTTTTTCTTAATGATGTCAAACCGAATGGGGCACAGTATACAAGTTATGCAAGAAACTTATATGCATTTATTCCCAACAATTCAGAACGAAATAATAGATATATTAGATAAATTATAA